TGTTTCACTAATAGATTTTGCTCGAATATTTAAAAATAGATATTCTATGTCAAAGTGTGCAAGTTTTTTAACATCTAATTTATTAAATGTACAAGCATCTACTAATTCCGTAACTATTCTCGCAATTTCAGAAGTATCTGCTTCAACGCTTGTTAACAAAACTTTATATTCTTTTACTAAAAATGGTCGGTATTTTACCTTTTTATTTGTAGATGGAAGAATCAATTCATATGTCGGTGTTTCTAATATAGGCAGTGCCATTATGTATCCTTATAAAAATAATTGCGAGACTAAATTACTGTCCGCCTCGTGTGCCACGATCAATGCCACCGACAACTCCGCCAGTAACACGATTTTGATTAATTGGGCTAATAGCCGGGTCTTTTAATTTTGGATCAAAATTAGTCTTAGCATTAATTCCGTTGTATGCTGGATGATCTGAAAACCAACGTCTATACGCAAATGTCATATTTAACTTATTTGCTTGATTTACTGCTCCTGCATTGAGATCAACTAAACTCATTGCTCTTGGGAAAGCGTCTTCTAAGTATATAGAATATTTTTCAGTGTCACGTTCATCTAATTGTGTGATTTTAATTTGAGACACATAGTCTACAGCATAGTTCACATTAAAAGAATTTGGATTTACTGTCTTAAACATCCATGCATCAAAAAATGCTTTAACATTCATTTCTCTATCTAAGTAGAATGTCATGTTAATTGCCTCGCCATTAAACTCTGACGAAACTGGACGTTGATATGCAGGACCATACAATCTTAAAGGCTTTGTGATGATAGACATCCCAGGTAAATTTGTTATATCGCAATATAAATTTACTAACCTACTTTCATTAGTAAAACTTAGAAGAGATTGCGGCGGCAATATCTGCACTTCAAATCTATTAGCTTTTGATATGCCCGATCTATTTACTTCTGTTAAAAAATTAGTTATATTAAAATTCGACATTTTGTTCCTTATTGTTGACTTCTATTAGCATCTTGCCACACCGCAGTTTTCTGGGCGCCAACAAATCTCTCAACGGGTAATTGGGAAGCCGTTATCCAATCTTGATAATTTATTTTATAAAATCTAGATTGAACATGGTCATTTAAATAATGCTTTACCGCAAATTTTGCAGGACTTAATCTTGATGTTGAATCTAATAATTTCCATGATAATTTGATGCGAGTGTCTTCATTTGTAGAATCTGCATATTGAGTCAATATATCTAAAATTTTAAAACGCATTAGATATGGCAAATAATGAAGGTTTATCCCATAGAAGCCACCTGGCACTTTTCTAAAGGGAAGAACTAGCGGTAATCTATCATAATAAGGCAATTCTTTCTTAAACTTAGGATCGTACATAAACAAATACATCTCGCCTGGCATAATTGACGTAACCATATTTGTTTCACGTAATACTTGACCCGTGGATGATCCCATCTTACCCAAGTTAAGAACTTGCTGGCGATACCATTGATATGACTTCTCTTGCCCGCCAGCATTTATTCGTATTGTTTCAAAGGGACTTTTCGTTGCCATTTAATTTTTTTATTCCTAGGTCTTTTTCTGTTAAAATAACAAACTTCATATTACGATCTTTGCAAAATTCAAATGCCGCTTTCCATTTAGCATCATTTACACCATACTGAAAAACTTCATCTATAAATCGTTTAGTTTTATTTTTAGGTATCTCGGGAGGTTTCGTAAACTTCTCGGGTTTAATTTCAATTAGGTACTTTTCGACTTTATTTGCGTTAGTTTTAACTTTAATATAGAAATCTACAAAATATCGATGTACTTTGTTATCAATCGGTGAAATATAAGGTACAATAACCGTTTCAGACCCCCATTCCACAACTGATGCGTTTGTATCACACCATTTCATGAATTTTAATTCCCATAGAGAGCGATACACTATATTCGAGATATCTCCCTTATATTTTGCAGCATTCACAACTCTAAACCGGCCCTTATAGGTTTTGGTGTACATAACTCATATAAATAATTAATAACTATAATATTTATAGGAAACAAATGGTGGATACTAGAACATATAGCGATGCAAGAGCCTCCGAATATAACAACGAAAATGCGTTCGGCACGAGATTACGAGCGGATGGATACAATATAGGTACCTACAGCTATCCCGAAGGCATAGGAGTTAATGCAGATTTGCAACACTATGTCACATTTTTTATAAATGTTAGAGGAAAATCTAAATTTAAATCTCCATCTGATGTAAACACAAATGCTACCCCTTCAACTGTTGCTGGTACTAGTATTAGAAACGGAATAGATAATTCTAGTTTAGGTGTACGAGCAACGTATGGTGGCGCTGTTGCATTAGGTGTAGGGGTAATAGCACAAACTGCAGCCGGTGCTTTACTGGGAGGCGCAATAAATAATTCAAAAACTCCTGTTGGAACATTTGGAGAAGAAATAGGGAAGGCACTCGGTAAAACTGCTGTTAAAGGTCTTTTATACACTGCGGCAGGAGTTGCTGCAGATCAAGCAATGCAAAATACAAAAGTTCTAGAATCCGATAAGACTGCAAGATTAAGAGATGTGATTACTCTACATATGCAAGAACGTCCTTCAGTTTCTTATGGTATTAACTATCAAGATAGGGATATGGGTCTTCTTGGGGGATTTCTAGGGGCAGATTCTTCCGCATCTGATACTATAGATTCAACTAGCAGAACAGGTGGACTAATGGCTTCTGCGGCATTGCAACTAGCAAAATTACCCTCTATATTACCAGGATTAGGGAATCCGGCAGATATTATACAATTGGGCGCGAAAGTTAAAACTAATCCTTTTAGAGAAGTATTTTTTGAAGGTATAGACTATAGAAAATTTAACTTTAGATATAGGTTTATGCCTAAATCGGAAAAAGAAGTTAGAGCAGTATATAACATAATTGATAAATTTAAACTGCATATGCACCCTGAAATTGCTGCAGGCGGTGCATTTTTTGTATATCCTTCCGAGTTTGAAATCGCGTATTATTATAACAATAAAGAAAATGGATATTTTAATAAAATTGCAACTTGCGCATTGACTGATATGGCAGTTGAGTATGGCGGAGAGCAATTTTCATCTTTTGCAAACGGAGCACCTACAGAAATTAATTTAGTGCTAAGCTTCCGAGAGTTGGAACTAATTACAAAAGAATCTATAAAGAACCGAGGATACTAAATGTTTTTTGAGAAATTTCCTCTTTTATTTTATACATTAGATGACGGTAAAACCGTACAAACTGTACCTGATATTGTGCGTAGAGCAGTTTTATCTGAAGAGTTAAAAAAGAACGGTACATACTTTGACCAATATGATATAAAAGATGGCGAAACACCTGAAATCGTTGCAGATTATTGGTATGGGGATTCAAATTTACATTGGCTAATACTTATTGCTAATGATATTATAGATCCTAGATTTGATTGGCCGTTAGACTACAATAATCTTATTAAATATTGCGAAGGAAAATATGGGGACGAAAATGTGTTTGCATTACATCACTATGTAAATGCCCAAGATTATATTGTCAATGGTTATCGAGCTATGACATCTAGATCAACATTTTCAAATCCTTCATCTCTTGTCCTGCAAGCAACCAGCGGATATGCACCTGTCAATTTTGTTTATCAAAATTTCCCAGTAGGTACGATATTTCCAGTTTCTAATTTTATGTATGAAAATGCTTTGAACGAGAAAAAGAGACGCATTAATGTTTTAAAACCATCTATTGTTTCATCTGTAGAAACAGCATTTACTTCAGCTATACGACAATGAGTATTTCTACACAATCAACTCTGCAAGGTCCAGGCGAAGTAAATATAGAACAACTGTTTTTAGTTACATCTAAGGGAGTTGTATCTTTATTCGATTATCTTGTAGAGTTGAATATCTATGAGAGCATTTTTAACAACGTTGTATCTGGAGATATACTAATATCTGACAGTAGAAACTTAATAAAAGAGTTTTCTATTATAGGCGAAGAATATTTAATTGTTAAAGTTGCTACTCCTGGATTGGGTAATACAATCTACAAAACTTTTAAAGTAACATCGGTCGAAGATCGTATGTTAGTTAGAGATCAAAATACTCAAATTTATAAACTAAGATTTATATCTCAAGAAGCATTGGTTGATTCTCTTAGTCCAATTTTTAATGCGTTTGAAGGATCTATTGATACGATTGTTAATAAAATTTTCAATGACAATTTAAAGATTAATAGAAATTTTGTTTATGATGATGCGTATTCTAGACTTCAACCTGGCAACGATACTACACCTCTTGTTATTTTTTCAGATGCAGCAAACAAAGTAAAATTTGTAAGTCCGGGATGGACTCCTTTTCAATGTTTAAACTGGTTGGCAAAGAAAACAATTCCAAAAACAGGAAAAGCTTGTAATTTTTTATTCTGGGAATCTAATAGATCATTTTACTTCGGGGCATTGGAAAATATATTTGAATCTGCATCATCAATAGGTACTTACGAATATAAAGCAACCGGTGTTTTAAATTCTTCAGATGATATAGATGAAAAGATGTCACTTATACAGTCTGTTACCATACTAAACGGATTAGACCACATGGAAAATTTAGAAAATGGATATTTTGCAAGTAAGTTAATATCTTTGGATGTAATTAAGAAGCAACAAGCAATTACTGATTACGATCACGTCTCAAGGTTTTCATCGTATAAACACTTAACGAAAACTAATACAAGACCATTATTTGATGCAAAAAATGTTATTAGAAATTTAAACAGTCACATTCGAGTATATCCTACATCAACAGGGGTGCATACTGGGGTTGATAAAAATTATAATGAGCAGATGGGTGACATATACGGAAATAGATTATCAAATTTAATTGAGTTAAATTCGTTAAAACTTAATATTTCAATACATGGCAGAACAGATATAGAAGCCGGTCGTGTAATTGATATTAAATTTCCAGATATGTCTCCGGTAGACGAATCAGATATAGTAGCACAACATATAGATTCAAACTATTCTGGAAGATATTTGATAACGTCCATACACCATAAAATTAATTATGTCAAACACATGATATCAATGGAAATTGTAAGAGATTCTATTTCGGAAAATACAACAGGTGTAGTGAATACAGCAGGATAACATAACATGAACACATTTTACGGAACACAAAATTTTAGCTGGTGGGTTGGGGTAGTTGAAGATAGAAAAGACCCTGAAAAATTGGGTAGATGCAAGGTTAGAATATTTGGATATCATCCTGACGATGTAGAGTTATTGCCTACAAAGGATTTACCATGGGCGATTCCAATGACACCCATTACTTCAGCAAGTACATCAGGTGTGGGAATAACTCCAACGGGACCGGTTGAAGGCACTTGGGTAATTGGTTGGTTTTTAGATGGGGAAGAAAAACAACAACCTATTATGATAGGAACCTTTACAGGAAAACCTGAAAAAGATTCGACTATCGCAAAAGTATTAGCAAATGAAGAAGTTAAAGCAGGTAATGTTTTAACAACTTCAACTGGAATAGTAGTAAATGATGATTACGGCAACCCAATTAAATTAGGAAGTACCACGGAATCAACTTTGCCAAGAGATTCAGATATTCCAGCAGTGTTACCTCATCCCTCAAATGCAACACAGGTTCCTTCAGGTCCCTTAAACGATCCGACGTTTTCCGCAAAAAAAGCATTTAGTGATCCAAACAAAGTATATCCTAAGATTGATTATGCCGGATTACCTGATACTAATAAATTAGCAACAGAGGATAAATCGCATAAGTATTTTAAAACAAAGAATTATCACAGAAAAACAGATATACCAACTGCCTCGGCAGGTATCAACTGGAGCGAACCCGATCCTCCATATAATGCACTATATCCATATAATCAAGTAATTGAAACTGAAGCAGGCCATGTAATAGAATTGGACTCTAGTCCAAATGCTGAAAGAATACACATATATCATAAATCCGGCGCCTACATTGAGGTAGATATAAACGGCACAATGGTTAAAAAGGTAATAGGCGACAATTACGAAATAAACGATCAAAACGGGTATGTTTATGTAAAAGGCGCATACAGTTTAACTGTGGGCGGTGCGACAAAAGTTCTTTTACAAAACGATGCAGATATAGAAGTTAATGGGAATGTAAATGTAACTGGACACGGATCAACGTTAGTTCAATCTGCAAAAACAGTGCAGGTTGTTGCTGAAGATATAAAAGTTTCAGGCAAGTCTAGTTTAGAAATAGTAAGCGACGGTCCTGTAAATATTCAAGGTAGTAGTATTACTATGAATGCTAAGAGTGGGTCTTTTGTTGCTAAAGCTAGTAAAGATGTGGCACTGCAATCTGGTTCATCATCTAAAGCAAGTATTAAAGGTGGTTTAGAATTACTATTAGATGCTGCCACAGTTAAAACGAAAATGGGGGCAATCTCTATTGCTGCTACAAAATTAACAGCTTATCCTCCACCCGAATCAAAAGTTGTTATTGGCGGTACAAATAAGTCTAAACTAACAAGACCAGATGCTCCAGAAAGTATTTTCCTGGGAGACGGATTGGAAAGCGAAGCTGCTGATTTGGCACAAAAGCGATTACAATCTGGGGAAGTTACTTCTTCTATTAACTCATTATCAGGATCCCAGGTAGATACAGCACAAGGAAGCCCTGTTAAAGGCACACCTGTTGATTCCTCAGAATTTGACAAATATGACGAATTACCAGGAACTTTAAAATTATCAAAATATTTTTACCTAAAAGATGTATCTACAAATACATCTGCTACATCTGCTGGAGTTCGGCCGCAAAATGGGTTAACAAGCGCACAAATTGTAAGTAATTTAAAATACTTAGCAGTAAATGCGTTGGATCCAATTAAAGACAAATATCCAGATATGGTAATTACCAGCGGATTCAGAGCGGGCAATTCTAAATCAGATCATAATTATGGTCAAGCAGTAGATTTACAATTTAGGGGACATTCATATTCTGATTATTATGAGATTGCAGAATGGATAAAGAATAATACTCCGTATAAACAAGTATTATTAGAATATGCATCTAGACCATCTGGAACTATTGCATGGATTCATCTAGCATCTGCACAAAATGGGTCAAAATCTCAAATGCCTTTTGGAACTTTAGCAAATCACAGCACTGCTTCACCGGGCCGGCCAAATGCATTTGTTAAATTGCTGTAATAAATAAAGATGTTATTTATTATTTCCTTCATCTAGCAACAAAATATAATAAATATAAAAATGGATACTACATACAGAAACGTAAGACGCTACACAGATATCAATCTGATGTTCTCCCCTCACCCATATACTAAGGATATACTTACTAGAAAAAATGTGGATGCGGTGAAGGCGTCTATACAAAATCTTATATTGACTAAAAATTATGAAAGACCATTTCACCCTGAAATTGGATGCCAAGTATCATCTTTGATGTTTGAAAATAACGGGCCGTCTACATTAGTTGCTATCGAAAGATCTGTTAGAAATGTGATAGAAAAGTTTGAACCAAGGGCAAATATAATAGATGTACGAATTGATGATAGAACAGATGCTAACGCAATAGATATAGAAGTAATATTTGTGCTTAATAATGTAGCTTTGCCGGTAACAGTAACAACAACAATTAATAGAGTAAGATAATGGCAAATTTAAGAATAGCGGAATTAGATTTTGATACTATAAAATCTAATCTAAAAGATTACCTTAAAAATTATACAGATGACGATGGTTCGCCATATTTTACCGACTTTGATTTTGAGGGATCTGGTATATCAATTCTACTAGATATGCTGTCATATAATACTCATTACAATGCTTATCTTGCAAGTATGGTTATTAATGATATGTTCTTAGATTCTGCGGTAAAGCGTAGTTCTGCAGTTTCACTTGCTAAACATTTAGGATATACTCCAGTATCTGCTAGAGGAGCTCGTGCAGATGTAACCTTTAGCGTCTCAGGGTTTACAACTCTTCCTAATTTCTTAACATTAGAAAAATATACGCCCTTCACTACGACAATTAATGATACAAACTTAACATTTGTTAACTTAGAAGCGAAAACAATACAGCCGGTTAGCGGTGTTTACACCTTCAGTGATATTCAGTTAGTAGAAGGTATACCACTACAATATAACTTTGTAGCTGACACTCCAGGCCCAGCTGAAAAATATGTAATTCCAAATGAAAATTTAGATACATCTACCTTGTATGTTGTAGTGCAAAATTCTACAACAGATACGACACAAACAGTATACAGATTAGCCGAAGATACTTTAGATTTAGACGGAGAGTCAACAGTATTCTTCCTTGAAGAAAATTCAATGGGTATGTATCAAATTTATTTTGGAGATGGCGTTTTAGGTAAAAAATTATCTAGAAATAATTTAATCATTATAAATTACTTAATTACCAATGGTGAGATTGGTAATGTTGCAGGTACCTTATCCCAACAATTTAGTTGCGGTGCAACTATCGGCGGCGGAACTGTGCCCGGCACAATAGTGGCTAATTCTAATTCTAGAGGCGGGCTTGCCAAAGAAGATATAAACAGTATAAAATTTAGAGCTCCTAAATTTGCATCTTCATCTAATAGAGCAGTTAGCAGCGCAGATTACAAAGCACTAATTGAAAAGAATTATCCGCTAATTCAATCAGTATCTGTTTGGGGAGGTGAAGAAAACGATCCTCCTAAATACGGCAAGGTTATGATTTCGTTAAACCCATATGATGGATATGAAATTACAGAAAGCACAAAAAATGACATTAAGACAGTGGTGCTTCAAAATAAATCAGTGATGTCTATAATGCCTGAGTTTGTTGTGCCTGATTATTTCTATATAAATTTATCGATAAATGTAAAATATCAGAGCACAAAAACTGCATTAACATCTTCAAATATACAAAACTTAGTTATTTCAGAAGTTCAAAATTACTTTAGTACGTATTTACAACAATTTGATAACGATTTTGTGTTCTCAAAATTGTCAAAAAATATCGACGACATCGGAGATTATATTGTCGGTAATTTAATGACAGTAAAATTGCAGAAAAGAATTAAACCAATTTTAAATAGCTTATTAAATATTTACCTAAACGATGACGCTATAATGTTTAAAAACGGCATAGTTCCTGGAAGTGTATCTTCAACCAATTTTATAATATACAAAACCAACAGCCCTCTATTAGTTTCAATAAGAGATATTCCTAACGATTCCGTCCCTAACAATAAAGGGAAAGGCACATTAAGAATAATTAACGCACAAACGAATGCTTTAGTTGAAGATTCTTACGGTACTGTTGATTATGGCACAGGCGAAATTGCAATTAATAATTTAAATTTTATTGGGTACCCCGAAGACGTAAAAGATATTAGAATTACCGCAACTGTTCAAGATGAATATCTTGATGTGACTGTTAGTAAAAATCAAATTATTTTATTAGACGATAGTACTTTGAGTGTTGCATCAAATAGATTTTCAGGGCTTACAGTTAATGTAATTGCAGTATGAGCAGAATAAGAGAAAAATTATCTAGAATTTTTGAATCTCAACTGCCCGAATTTATTCGAGCAGGGGAGTTAAATACTCAAATTATTCGCCAAGTAACTACAACAGCATCTTCAAAAAAAGTTACTGTCAATGATACCACGGATATTATAGCAGGCGACAAATTACAACATCCTGCTATCACAAATACTGTTTATGTTGTAAAGATTTTATCAAGTACCCAGCTTGAAGTAAGTACTGCAGTTTTAGTATCGCTATCAAATCAAACCGTAAAATTTCTTAGAGCAGATAGTACATCTACATTTGTTAAATTTATAGAAGCATATTATAAATTTTTAGAGCAGGACAAATATCCTCAAGAAATTTTACAAAACTCAAAACAATATGGTGATAGTGAAACCACCATCGATGAGTTAATTGAGTCTTTCTTTAAAAGCTACGGAAACGATATACCTAGAAATATTGTTACGGATAAAAGATCTTTTATACGTCATTTTAGAGACATATACAAAACAAAAGGCACAGAAGAAGCATACAAATTGCTTTTCCGTATAATGTTTAATTCTTCTGCGGAATTTTTCTATCCCGATACAGTTATATTAAAAACTTCTGACGGACAATGGAAAAGTGATTACACTATAAAGGTGATACCTACATCATTCAGCGATAATCCTTTTAATTTTATAAACACCAAAATAACAGGTAAAAAATCTGGTGCAACTGCGGTTGTTAACAATGTATTAAAATTTGTAGATAACAATATTGAAGTATATGAGTTATATTTGGAAAATATCCAAGGTAATTTTATTCAAGAAAATATAACAGCTACGAAAAAATTAACTGCAAATACTAGTTTATCTGTTTCCGCAGAAATAGATTTGCAGTTAATTAAGATTGACGTTATAGATGGCGCTGCAGGATATCGAGCGGATACATTAATTAACGCATACGGTGGATCTGTTTTACGAATAAAAGATGTTGATACTACCGGCAAAATAAAAAATGTAAGGATTGTAAATTCCAGTTTATATGGGGCAACCAGTTCTTCAGTTGTTTCTGCAAACGGTGTAATTGCGCCAATTTTTACCCCTGCCCCTACTTTAAGTTTAACAGGAAATGTTATTCTACTTAGTAACATAGGGCAATATGTTTCAAATGTAGCACATGGATTAACAAAAGGAAATTATGCAAATATTTCTTTTGCTGCTTATCCCGGAGTACCCCAACAGCAAATAACGGTATCTTCAGTATTGGATAGTAAGAGATTTATTTTTAATTACTATCTATCAAATATTGCATCAAATGTAAGGACAGAATTAGTATCTACTTTAAGTTATACGCAACCTGCAGTATTATTTGCAAATGTTGATGTTTTAAAAAGGTCTGAAGGATATTGGGTAAACAGTCAAGGAAAATTATCAGAACTAAACTACATTCAAGGGCCTGCAGTTAATAGTGAAGATAGAACAAAGATATTATACCAACCATATTCATATGTGGTAAAGAGTGATATATCCATAACAGATTGGAAACCTGCAACAAATGATCTTATACATCCTGCAGGAATGGCAGTATTTGGTGAGATTGATATTAATAGAGATATATCGGCCAATGCCGAAGCAAACATACAGGCGGAGGTATGGGACTATTATGGGTTAACTGCAGATTCCAATTTAGCAATTTTCAACGCATCGTCTTCTAGATATACGAATAGCAGGGTTGCAAATCTGTCACTAACTACAGATCAGGTCTTTGTAATATTTGGTTATCTGTAATAAATAATAAAATAAATGGGAAATATTAATGGCACAGATTGTTACAAACAATTTTAGCATTCAAAATGCGTCAAACTTTATAAGTAGTTATCAAAATAATTACTATTTGGTTATAGGTCGTCCTCAACAATGGCTAACCGAACCAACCGCACCTTCACCTGTAAATTTAACAAATCAAGATTTTGTATATTGGGCAGATGCGATTGCTGCAAAAAGAATTGTATTATCTAGTATAAAACAAGTAATCAAGAGGACTGATTATGCTTCTGGCGTAGTTTATACTCAATATGATCATACTCAAGCAAATCTTTATTCGACTAATTTCTGTGTTTTAACATTGCCCGAATATAACGTATACAAGTGTATATCCAATAACTTTGGCTCTATATCCACAGCAAAACCTTCCGGCAAATCAACATCTATAGTACAAACAGCCGATGGATACAGATGGAAATACATGTATTCTTTAACGGATGCAGATTTGTTAAAGTTTTTAACCACTAATTACATGGCAATAAATGTAAATGATGATGTGGTTAGTACTGCA